AAAGCTCTGGAAACTAAACTTAGTCCAGAGGACCAATCAAACAAAAATAAATATCAGGACGACAGGTTGTGGAAACCTGAGATGGATAAAACTGGTAATGGCTATGCTGTTATTAGGTTTTTACCTGCCTCTAATGGTGAAGAAATGCCATGGCAGAGATTATGGTCTCATGCATTCCAGGACAAAGGCGGCTGGTTTATTGAAAACAGTTTGACAACACTTAATCAAAAGGATCCTGTGTCTGAGGAAAACAGCAGACTATGGAATACTGGTTTAGATAGCGACAAAGATATTGCTAGAAAGAGAAAAAGAAAACTATCTTACTATGCAAACATCTATATCGTGTCAGACCCTAAGCATCCTGAAAACGAAGGACAGGTAAAACTGTACAAGTTTGGTAAGAAAATCTTTGATAAGATTACCGAAGCGATGCAACCAGCATTTGAAGACGAAACACCTATTAATCCATTTGATTTCTGGAAAGGTGCAAACTTCAAACTGAAAATTAGGAAAGTTGATGGTTATTGGAACTATGATAAATCCGAGTTTGAGGGTGTAAGCAAAATCAAAGATAGTGATGATGAAATCAAAGCTATTTGGGAAAAGCAATATGCTCTTAAAGAATTTGTTGACCCTAGTAATTTTAAGACCTATGATGAACTCAAAGAGAAACTGAATAGGGTAATTACGGGTACACAAAGCACAGTAACGGCGGCCTCAATGGACCTCCCACCTCAAGCTGCACCTACTGTGAAAAGTGATGATGTACCAGCTATGTCAACTGCTAGTGCGAGTAGTGAACTAAATGATGATGAAGATGATACTTTATCTTACTTTAGCAAACTAGCAGACGAAGACTAGTATCTCTCTCTCAAAACATCTAACTTTGGAAGGGCTCTCGAAAGGGAGCCCTTTTTTATTGGTATTCATAAAAATCGTATAAATAGTGGTATGGCAATTAATATATTTGACCCCTTAAAGGACCTACAAGGCAATAAATTCAAGTCGGCCAATTGGTACCGTAATGCAGCTTCACTAGTGGCAGACAGAGCTAGTGCGAGTAAATTGATGCGTGATGGTAAGTTATTAGGCAGACCAAGTGCTGGTAGAATGTCTATGTTTTACTATGACCCAAAAACTAAATCAAAGATGCCTTTCTATGATATCTTTCCTCTAGTTTTACCTGTTGATGTTTTTCAAGGTGGTTTTGTTGGTTTAAACTTTCACTATTTACCATATCCATTGAGATTTAAATTATTAGAAGACTTACAACAGTACGCAAGTAATGGTAAATTTAATAGTAGCACAAGATTACAGGTTGGTTATTCTAATTTAAAAGGCAACAGTTTGATTAGACCTGCTATTAAGAAATATCTATGGCGACAAGTACAAAGTAACTTTTTAAGAGTAGATGTTGATGAGATGGCAATTGCATGTTATTTACCAGTTGCACAATTCCAAGGCGCAAGTTTAGGTAAAGTATTTGCAGACAGTAGGAGAAAAATCTAATGGCAATTTTAAGAGGCGGAACAAAAATATTTGGTCAAGATATTAGAATAGGTTTACCTAGAGATAAGTCTTTGGTAGATGTTGTTGGTGATTTAAAAGACAAACAAGGTGGTAGTGGTAAAATGGGTGGTAATCCAACCTCTACAATCAATACTTTCATTGCACAAATAAATCAAGGTGAGGGTATGGCAAGACCTAATAGGTATCTTGTTAAGTTTTTCTTACCTCAAAAATACAAACTTGGCAGCCAAGACCAGTATGATTACGGAACATATACACCGGAAATGAATACTATGACTTCTAATGATATGACAAGAAATGTTGGCATGATGTGTAACAAAGTAACTATGCCTAGTAGAGATATTAATACAACAGATGTAAGAACATATGGACCTAGAAGAAAGATGCCTTACGCTTACTCATTTAATGGCAATACAGAGATGACTTTTTATGGTGATAAGTTTTTAAGACAAAGACATTTCTTTGAAGAATGGCAAGAAAATATCTTCAACAGACACACACACGAAATGAATTTTTATGAAGATTACATTGGTAAAATACATATTTACCAAATTGGTGCAGACGACCAAGAAGGTGGTAGAGATAGAATTACATACGCAATAGAATTAGACGAAGTTTATCCAGAAACTATTGGTCAATACGACCTATCATATGGCGATAATGATAAAGTTGCAGAATTACCTATTACATTTGCATTTAGAACATGGATGAATTTGTCAAAAGGTGACCTTAACACAGCAGACCTTGGTGCCAAGTTTGGTGACATACCTGAAGTTAAGGCAAGTAAAGATTTTGGTTTATTTGGTGGTTTAATTAATAAATTACCACCTGAACTAAGAAGAACTGGTAGAGATGTACAGGCGCAGTTAAGCGAAGTACACCTATCGGCAAGGTTACGGGTGGTAGGGTATTCCCACCATTCTTATAATATAACAAGGAGAAAATTAAATTATGTCGTTACCTATATTAGAAACACCGACATTTGAGTTGACACTACCTTCTACTGATATGAAAGTGAAGTATAGACCTTTTCTGGTAAAAGAAGAAAAGATTTTATTACAAGCATTGGAATCAGCTGAGAATAAACAGATAATTCAGGCGTTACAAGATATTTGTCATGCTTGTACATTTGGTGTACTCAATGTCCATAAATTACCTACATTTGATTTAGAATATGTATTTTTACAGATACGAGCTAAGTCAGTAGGCGAGATAACAAAAGTTAGAATGTTATGTCCAGATGACAAAGAAACATACGCTAGTCTTGAAATTGACTTAACGAAAGTTGAAGTGCATGTTGATGATGACCATGACAACAATATTGTTATTGATAAAAAAAGAAATTTGGGTATTATTATGAAATATCCAACTATAGCAACCGTTGACCCTAGCGAAAATGTTAAGGGAATGGGTACAAAAAGAATATTTGAGATGATGGCTAAAACCATTCATCAAATTTATGATGGTGATAAAACATTTGCTGCTTCAGACTACAAAACTGAAGAGTTGCATGAGTTTATTGAGGGTTTAGATAGTAAGACTTTTGAGAATATTCAAAAATTCTATCAAACAATGCCACAATTAAGGCATGAGATTGAATTAGAAAATCCTAAAACAAAAGTCAAGTCTAAGATGATGTTAAGAGGCATTCAAGATTTTTTTCTATTGCCCTCTCACACGAAAGCTTAGAGAACTACTATCAAATCAATTTTGGTTTGATGCAACATCATAAATATTCTTTGACTGAGTTGGAGAATATGATACCGTGGGAGAGGGAAATATATGTGAGTATGTTAATACAACATATAAAAGACGAAAAAGAAAAAGCTCGTGAAAGGGCACAACGAGGGAGATAAAATGGCAGAAGAAGTAAAACAAGAAGTTAAGGTTGCAGAACCTAAACAAAAAATCAAGGTTGATTTAGAAGTAGATACTTCTGTTAAAGACCTTGGTGTCAACCCATATGCTAAATTAATACATATGGCAAGAGCTGTTGACGCTTGGAGAATATTTCCAAGACTATTCTTAACAGTTTACATTGTATTATTATACAAATGTGTAATATGGTATATGAACTTGGCTGCTCCGACTATGGAACAGAGTGGGTTAATCAGTATCGTTGTTGGTGCTGGCGCTGCCTGGTTTGGTCTATACACAGGTACAAGTAAGAGTAAGAAATAATGGAAATCACAGCAGAGTTATTACAAGTTATAAACGACACAAGTTGGACTGATGGTATTGGTACAATTGTTGTATTGTTAGTAGCATACGCTGTTTACAAGTATATTCAAAAAAGGTTTAAGTAATGTCAGAAGTAGCCGTTGGCGCAGTATCACAATTACAGAATAGAGTAGGAGCTTCATTCGCTGGAGTTTCAAGTCTATTAGCACCACCAGAGAGAGCTGGTGCTTTATTACAGGCTGGTGCAACGGCGCAAGGTACAGGTATACTAATTGGTGTCAGAGATGTACAACAAGAAATGTTGTATTGTTTACAAGAAATCAAATCAGTATTAAAAAACACACTACAAATAGAAGAAGACAGAGACCGTAGAGCTGCTGAACAACTAGCAGAAAATCTAAAAGAAGGCAATAACAGACCAGTAGTTGGAGGTGGTGATGTCGGCGACATAGAACTAACCGATGAAGAAGAACAAGGTGGTAGTTTATTTGGTGGATTTGGTACTGCTTTAGCAGCATGGGTTGGTGCAGGTGGTATTAAGAAACTTGCAAAAGGTTTTGGTCTTAGGTTCTTAAAAGGTGGT